GAGATACCAACTCCGGCAGGTTTAAGATTTGGGTTTCCTAGATAACCACCTTTTTTATTCGTCATCTTCCTGTTTTACCTCATGATTAACATCGATCACTTTTTTCACTCTACTCCGATCAGGATTAATTAGATCCTGTAGATCGGAAGTAGAACCGACATAAATGGCATTCGTGGTATTATTATTGTAGACATTTTCTTCCTTATTGACTTCTTTGACCTGTTTGTGTAGATCCATCAGATCTTTGTTTATAGTGGAAACTGTATTAAGGAGTTGTGCGACGACTTCATAAGCACGAGGCGAATCTCCCTCAGTAGCCACCTTAAGTATGCCATCTATTGCTTCTTTACCCGTACCCATAAGTCCGTAAAGATTCTTACGAATTTTGTTATAGTCTTGTTCTGCATCTGTTTTGGTTAAATCCTTTATTTCTTTTTTGTTTTTCACTATTTCATTTTTGATTTCATCTTTCACTTCAAAATCAATAAATGATGTATCTAATGCCTCAGATATTTTTTCATATGGTTCATTGCTCATAATTTTTTCTATTCGTCATCAAGAGTTATTAATGGATTCTGTATTGCTGGTTTTGTTCTTTCTCTACCATATATGTAACTCTTGGCAATAAAACTAAAGCTCGTTGTCACAAGACGTTTTTCCAAGAAACTACCTTCGTATGTCTCGGACATACCAGTACTGGTCAGGATAATTGGAACATTTACACTATTGTTTAATTCGTTAAAATTCATTGATATTACAAATTCGGGTGAAAACACAGAAGCAACTTGTTCAACTATTTGTAAATTTTCTTCTATTGTTCTAGTAAATGCATATAAGCCAAAATTTACTAAGTAGGGGACTTCCGAGTAATTAAATGATAGCATACCATTCTCATCAATAACTTCGTTTCCATCATCATCTAAAAGATATGTTTGCCTTAATTTATTAACTTTTCTTGTTGGGTCGTAATTCATACCTAGCATTTCAAAACCCAATCTAGGAAGTGTTATTTCAACTCTAACATCCTCAGTTATGGTGCTTGGTTCTTGAATTCTTCTGATGAATTTTTCTTTTGGGCTGTATGTAATTGGTACTCTATTCTTTTCTACAAGTTCCTCCCCGTCAAATTTACCGACATATACATCATTGAACAAATTACCAAACCCAACGACCAGTTTTCTCAAAGATTCGTTACTAAAAAACTCAAACATTAATAGCTACCTTCCGAGAATGGGTTATCATCATTAAAATCAACCAAATCATCTTTTTCTATTTCCAAATTAATTTCTTCATTATCACCTTCCAACTCATCAGAAACAGTATTGATTTGAGTAAAGAAGTCTGCATCGTTTATTGGTTGCTGTGCAAACGGTGGTACTATTCTTTCAGCATTGCTACTATTGCCCCTAATCGTTCTAACTATAGGCTCACCTTCGGCAATACCACCATCATTTGATGGTTCGAATGTACCATTAACATTACCAATAGTAAGTTCTAGCGTTTCTGGATCCCAGTCAATAACCTCTGCTGTTGCGGTTGCATTTCCTAATATGGCGTTTTCATCATTTCCGGATGATTGATCAACTTGATATACAATTTCACCTTTGAAGTAGTTTTCTGTGTATCCGGGAATACCAGTAAATTCTCCGAGAGTAATAACTTGTGCTCGTTGTTTCCTTGCGGCTTCGAAACATTCATCAATATCACATATACCAGTTGCAAAGTCTTCATTGTTATATGCGAATGTCTCCACAAACAGAACAAATGAATACAATTGACCTAATTGGTATAGTGGGTTCTCATGTTCAACAAATGTTATTTCAAATAAACTCCCGGAGAGGGGATAATAAATTAAATCACCTTCCCGTGGACGATCAATGAAACTATTACGTTTTGTTACTTCTTGCATGAACGTTCTTCGTGCAACTCTAAATGAAGCCCGATCCTTAACATCAATACCAAATTTACCAATAATATCTCCTTCACCACCAAATGCCTGCGAATCTTCATGATACATATCAATCAAATATGCAGAATTGAATGATGATGTGGCATCTTCACCAAAAATCACATCTTGGTCATTGAGCGTTCTTGGAATATAATATACATCCCTACCCATTGAACGTATTGTTTCAACGTTAAGATCTTCGAGAAGTTTCTGTTCTCGTTGGTTGTCTCGAATGTATGGATTTCTTGGCATATTATCCCGTTATGAAATTGATTGGTAGTTCGTATTCGGACTGCATTTTCTGTTCTAATTGTGCCACTTCAGCAAGTGCTTCCTGATATAGTTGACCACCTCGTAGTGTAACGCCACCAGTCAATTGTACACCATCAAACTTGGATAAATTCTGTCCCCACTGACGTTTTATTAATGCAGTAACATATTCTTTGAGATAACGATCATTGAAGATTTTTGGAAAATCTGTGGGATTGAGGGCTGCATATGCTTCGATTACAATAAACTGTCCGGGAGTTAGCTCACTGCTCAGTTTAGCATCCATAATTAGACGATCAGTAACCTTACTAAAGTGTAAAACATGTTCTGGATTGAAAAATTGCTCAACCATTTTGATGTATCTCATGGTGCTGTCATATCCAGCTAGACCAAGTGAACTACTATAACCAAGACCTCGATTTACACCAAAATAATCTGTAAGTGCCAATTGATATCTAATATCAAACATATTTTGATTTGCCAATGCACCAAACTTATATACACGGGTTACAGAGAGCATGTCCTTTCCAGTCGGACTGGCTGCTCCAGTATATCCCATCGCTAATCCTATTTTCTTCGTATCAATATATTGGTTCGATATGTCTTCATCTTCTACCTTGTACGAAAAAATGCATCGCTCTACACCATCAAAGTGACGCTCTGCGAAGTATTCTAGTGCATCATCTAATCTTTCTTCTGCCTGTGCATAATCAACATTTATGTCAATTACAGGTGAGCCTAATCGTCTAAATGAATAATCTATTAGAGTTTCTCTGGAATTTGGTCTTGTTGTCATTTTACACCTCTTAGATATTTATCGAATCTAGATGTGCAAATCAAATTTATTTTACAATATCAGTATTGACTGGAAGAGTGACATCAATTTTATGTAGATTATTTACATCATACTGCTCAATTTGATGCTTACGGGGATTATCTGATTTATTTTCCGATGGTTTATAATTGGTAAATCCTGGCATTTGCAGGGGACATTGTAGCTTGGGGTAATCCAACTTGGAATATTCATCACCATCCGCTGTTAACCACGTTCTTTTTTTATCACCACATCCGCACTTGCCGCAATAAAATTTACCTTTCTCTACATTACTCGACATCAATCCTTCACATGGCGCTATATCACCACCAATTGATTTATCACCAAAACAACTGAGAACTCTAAGTCGTTTGGTAGGTCTATTTGTTTTCTTGTTTGTCATTCCACGAGAAATCATAGAAGTTGCAAACGATTGCACCATACTAAAACCCTTTTTAACCATGTTGTTAATCTCCGTATCTGCGGGTGGTCTGCCCGAATCATCATTTAAAGAATAAGTAATTTTTCTTGAACTGCACTGCTTACATGATCTATTCATATCACACTATGTCAGAATCTCCAATTTGAATTATTGCTTCCCCTGTACCCGTTGAAAGGAATAATCTCTTTTTAGTTTCACCAGAATTTGATGGAGCATTTGTAGTATACCCACCTAATGTTGTTGGGTCAAGATAATATGCTTGACCAACTGTCAACCCAGTAAATCCAGAATATTTTCCAGAACCAGCGATAGTAATTGTATTTCCTACTATAGAATGCACAACACCAATAGATTCATTTTTATGGAAAGGTGATGTGGTAATTCCAGAAGTTGCACCATTCGAAAGTGTTATGCCACCGGATTGATCAAAGCATACAAATTTATTTGTTGTTATACCGGCAGTAACAGAAGCCGTCTTGTGTTCAACTGTGAATAGATTATCACCCGTTACAACTAGATTTCCCTGTAAAGTTATTCCATGCGGAATTGATCCAGCGATAGCAAAACCTACGAATCCGGAGGTTTGACCACCAGATGATCCGCGCTGGGCACTGATTCCCTGTGCAAGAGATCCCGGTATATCAATATCATAGAGCTTAAGTTTATTGAGCTTTGCAATGACTTCATCATTTTCTTTGGTATACCAATCAAAAAATGATGTATTTGCATTTAGATTTGGGATCTGATATTGGTTGTCTTCTACGCCCATTTGGTTTTCCTTTTATACCCTTGTTATATATTTAATCGTTATTCTTTTGGTTGTTGCTGAACTAAGATCAAAACTTGATTTACCCATATGCACGACAGTTCCGGTTAATGGTTTAGCATCTGTTGCTTTTGTTTCTGTATCCTGATTATATGTCTTGAAGCTAGTTCCAGTTCCAATAAAGAAGTCGGCGCCAATATTAAATAATTCTGGTTTAGTTGTCGTAAATTGAATCTGTGTGGGACTTGCGGCTGGCAGTGGACTTTCGACTGACTGGACTATCCCAACTAGGTCACCACGGGCCTTTCCTGTAGTTACAGTTGGATTATTTACATATATCAAATCTCCAGCAGACACCGCAACCGCACCGCTAAATGAGAAATCAGCAACTAGTGTTTGATCTAGGAATTCAGTTTTATTTGATGGTAAATCTAACCCCAATTCTCTCGTATTAGAATAGTTCTTAGCATCAACAATCAATGAATACGCATCAAACGATGTGGGACTGCTAATATTAGCCGAACTATGATCTAAAGTAGAAGTTAAATCACTTTCATTTATTGTTACATTCATCATAAATGCATTTACTGGAATAATTGGACCATACA